CTTGTAATTGCAATATTTCTCTAAGAGTCATTTGTGAAGGATCAAACACTGGAACTCTTTCAGGTACTCTAAACGTACTATTATAATCTGCATCCTGAACTTGTAATTCAGTCAGCATATTTTCTGTATTGTCTGGTTCAATTATATGTTGACCAGTTTTAGCAGGGTTTTGTTTAATAGCTAAAGGTCTAAGTTGGAACTTATCGTCAATCTTAATGTCTCCTACTTCTCCTTCTCTTAAGTCTGCTGTAGCTTCAGTTCTCATTTTAAAGAGTTCTCTACCAGTCATATTAGGGAAGTATTTAGCTTTATCTGTCCACCAACCAGAGATAGGTTCACCTTTTTCTTCAGCAGCTAAACTATTTATAATAGCTTCCTGTTCTCCAGCATTCCAATATAATGCACTATCTGCTGGTTTCTCAGCAGTACCTAGATACTGTACTAACTGCGCTTCATTAGCAACTTCTAATCTATAGTCAGGGACTATATTATTTCCAAATATTTTAGGAGAATGATTTTCAGGATTTTTATCCTTAATAGTATTAAATTCATTCTTAACTATATCCATTGCTTTTATTTTATTATCTTGTTTAGCAGCTAGTGTATCCTCTCTATTATCAGATCTCATTAATTGTTGGAAAGTAGCATTATAAAGACTAAGCATTCTTGTTCTAGCTAGTCTCATTTTTCCACCTAATCTTTGATCAATGGTACCAAATTGTTTATAGTCTTTTATTATCTCTACAAATTCTTTATCAGCATCTTCTAGTTCTTGAGTAGTTAAACCTTCTGAACCTAGTATCGCAGCTTTGTCTTTCCAAGCCTGTTGTAATTCTGGTTCTAGTCTAGCAATCAAGTCAGTAGATAATAGTTCACCTCTAGCTTCTTGACCTTGAAGTTCAAGTAATGCATCACCTGATCTATCTGCTCTTGTTTGACCATAAGTAGCAAGAGAATTTAATTCAGCAAAAGCCTCATTAGTTGGAGACAAACCATGTTTCTTAGATAATTCTGTCCATGTATTCATAGCTTGTTTTTTTATCTCATCAGTAGACCAATTCTGTTCTTTAGCTTGATCTTGTATGTTAGCAGTTTGTTGTAGGATATCAGTAGCTGTTTCAGCCTTCTCACGCTTTAACTCTTCTTGCATATCTTTCTGAGCTACGACTTGAAGTTGATTATATATTTCAGGTTTAAGTTCTTCTAAAGTAGTTGTACCTCCACCTCTAGCTGGGAATGGAGTATCTATACCATCTTGTAGATCTCTACCAGTTAGGTATCCTTGGTTTACGGCGTGAGTAAGCATATTAGCTGATTTAGTAAATCCCATGCCATTATCCTTACCACCATCCAGTGTCCTCTCATAGACACTAACTGAACCTGTACTACCAACCATAGCGTTTATACCTTCACGCTTAAATGTAGCAGCGAAAGCTTTAGCATTAGCATCTCTATTATCAGATCTTGCAGTCTCTAAAGCTAAACCCATGAATTTCTTATGAGTTGTCTGGGCTTGCTCATATAGATCAGGGAAGACTTCATCTCTATATCTTTTCTCCCCTATCTTATCTATATAATCTTGGTTGAAAGCTGAGTAATCTGCTAAGGCATCACGTAGTAATACTGAAGCAAAGGCTGCGTCTTCTGCTGTAGCATCCTTACTAGTAGCATCCATGTAGCTCATAGGTGTATCCATGCCAGGAAGCTGCTTCTTAACACGTAAGAGTGAAGGGAATATAGCATCAAAATCTTCTACTATTTGCCATTGTAATTCTCTAGCAGTTAACTCATCAGTAGTAGCTCTATTCTTTTTAACAAGATTCAGTCTTTGTGTTAAATCAAGTTGAGCTTCTTGTTCTTCTAATAATTCCTTATGGTGCTGATTAATTAATTTTTGATTACCTAAAGCTATTTTAGGATCTTCTTTCCTTATTTTCTCATCAAGCCATACTCTACCATCTTTAGTTATAATTTTATTTCCATCTTTTCCTTCTTTTAAATAACCCAGTTTATCAGCTTCTTTAATTATATCAGCTAATATATGATCTGGACCTGTATATTCTGCTTGATTTCTTTTTAAATAATCATCAACAGTTTCTCCATAGTTACTTTTCTTATATAAATCTTGTGAGTATTTTATTACACTTTTATCAATTTCTTGATCAGTCTTAGGTTTAGCTGCTTCTAGCTTACTCTTATGTACTTGATCATATAAAGCAGAAGCTAAATCTTTCTTCTTCCAATAATCATGTAGATCTTTACCAGTCTTAACTAAACCTGCTAGAGCTTTTAACTGATCTCGTTTACTCTGAGCAGCATTTTCAGCCATAGTAATGGCATCTTGAGTACGTTGAGCAAAGTCGTCTTTTAAAGCATCTTGTGATTTATTTACTTCTTCTGTAAGAGTATAGTCAAGGTCTGATGCGTAGTTAGTATCACTTATATTAGGTAAATTACCTTGATACTGACTCAGCATCTTGTCAAAGCTACTCATGAGATCACCTCCATGTTGACATCAATTTTACCATAGTTAACTGCTAAGTAGCCATCTCTTATACCTACAGCCATAGGATCTATCTTAACTACTTCTTGAGCCATAACTCCACGGTATCTTGTTGAGTTACCTATGTAATTAAACTCATATATCTTATGTCCATCAGGAGACACACCTACTTGTTTTACGTCTTCTTTCGTTCTGATATCACTTTTTACGAACAAGGAAGCTATAGACAAACCAGTACTTAAGGCACCCATAAACATAGCACCAGTATCTCTACCTGGCATTGTAACAGCAGCACCGAACTCAGGTCTTACAGAAACTGATTTTTCGTTTGAAGCAAGCTTAGATGCTCTTAGTCTTCTTTGTTTTTCTAATAATATACCTTGACCTCTTCCAGCAAACTTAGCTATACCTGCATCAATTTTAGATTCTGCATTTAATAGTTCTAGATATTTATTTCTACCAGCTGATTTAGCTCCACCACCTTCATTAACGTATTGAGTTGCAGCATACTTTCTAGCAAGTTTTTCTTTACCAGATAAACCGAAAGCTCTTTTTTGTTCAACAGCTTGTCGAATATCACTAAGCTGTCTAGATTCACCAATACCTAGAATGAATTGTTTTTTATTTTTAAAATCTGTTTCTCTGTTCCAGTATTTAACTGAATCAGATTTATAGTTAAACATCTTTTGACGATGTTTTTCTTTGGCTGCAGCTCTAGCTCCAGCATTAGGATCTGCACACACGGCAAAACTCGATAAAGGATAATTGGTTAGGACCATACTTGAGTTCCCTCAAGAATTTAAACCCTAAGAATTTAAGTAGTTTTAAGTGGACTGTATTACGTCTATCTGCAACATTCCAAAGTAAAGGTTCTGTTCTACTTTCAACAAACCTCTTGGATTCTTTTGCAAACGTATGTGGGTAATCTTTAATAGCAGGTGTACATATCATCCATATAGCTCCATCTGGACCGACTCCAGCCATACCAGCAGTCTTGCCGTTAGGCACTGTGAAATACACAGCAGAGCCTTCCTGAGCGATGAATTTAGCGTACTCTATCGGATCATACCCGTGACCTTCTTCGACCTCTCTACGGTCTTCTGGACGTAAGTTAGAGGCCACCTCCAAGGCAGCCTCCAATGTTATTGGATGGATGTATTTAGACACGTCTATAGTTTTTAGGTGAATAGTCTCCTTCCCACGACAAAGCATGTAGTGTAGCAGGAGCTGGGTGTGATGATTTCAGTAGTACTTTTACGTTCTTATTCGATTCATAAACTGGTACTGTTTGTATATGTTCTGGTAGATAAGGTGCATCTGATACTAGATATTCATCTAATGCAGCGGATTCATATGTCTCACTATAGTCATCCTTACCTGTTCTCTGTAATGTAGTAGTGTAGAGACCTGACTTACCAAAGTTTAATTTAATTCTATGAACAACAAGAGATGAATTAACATCAGATTTAGATCGTTGACCCTGAGTTTGATTCAGGTAGAAGGTAGGGAAGTGTACTAAATACTCATATAGATAACCTACATAGAATGTACCCGTAGACCAATCTCCAGGTACTGTAAAGTATGTTCCTGTTGATGTATTATTTAGTATGCTAACTTCTGGATAGGTACATTCAGCATAACGTCCTACTCTAGTAGCACCAGTATCTATATCAACTAGTACAAGTTTACCATTAGGTGAAGTTACACTTGTTAACCAACTAACACTACTGAATGTTGTTAGTTTAGTAGTAGCACTATAAGACCCACTACCTACAGTAGTCCAGTTATCTAAATGTATTAGATAGTTAGATGTATCTGATCCTACAGTCTCGTCAATACTAGGATCTGTATCCTGCTGCATAAGAGAAATTTTTTGCAGAAAATTATCAGTATCTAGTAAGTAATACTCATCATCTATAATGAAGTGATACTTGATTGGGTTATTTAATTTCCATTTAAACCAAGCTGTTTGTTCTCTCTTCTCTCCTGATACTAAATATTTATATCCATATACAGTATCTGAATTTGTTTTCCCAAATAGTATTATCTGGTTTTCTCTGGAGTTAGTTACTAAATCTATATCTTTAGGTAATAAGGTAGATACAAGTTTACTTGTTTCCATAACTACAGGTTCTTGTTCTCTTACAACATTAGCCATCTCATTGAAACGACTATACTTACCTGAGTTATCTATGTATCCTGTAGTAGTACCTAGAGAAATAGGAGGTACAACTTTATTATAATTATATGAAGATATACTTCTCAGTTTAGCTGTATCTGGATTCAATATTTCTGCATCAGAAGATAGCAAGAATTGTTGGTTAGTACTGAATACTCCTAAACCAGCAGCTACTTCAATACCATCAAATAAATCAGATGGGAATGTAGAGCTACAAGATATATCTATAGGATCTACAGCACTAACTGCTAAAGCTGTCTTTGCAAAGAAAGATGGTGTAGCTAGTTCCCCTGGTCTAGATAGTATAACATTCTCACCTGATAATAATGCTAATCTATTACGAAAGAATAAAACTTTATTAATCGTATTTCCTACAAAGGATGGTAAAGCATTAGTTGTGTTATCACCTACCACACGGTCCTCCCATGTATACTTCTTAACTAAGAAGTCTCCATCAGATTGACGTTGTAATACATGAGGCATAGTGGTTGCATCTAAGCTCTTTACTATACCTGGAGCTGGGCATTCTACCCATGCACCTGGACCGTCAAGACCATCATTGCCTTCAAATTTAAGGTAGTAATCGTCATCATCTGAAGCTTTAGAGTTAGCTATTTTAACTATATAACCATCTCTGCATTGTGTAGGTAACTCAGAGACGTCATTAATTGAATCTTGCATGACTCTCATTAAATCTTTCTCTGGTACTTCCACACTGAAAGCAGAGTTAGAATGTAGATATAAACCGTTACCTATTACTACAGCAGTGATAGCTGTGCCTGATAATTCTTGTACTATACTACCTAATATTGTATCTACAGTTACAGCTGTTTCTCCGTCGAATGGTGTAGGTGCAGGACGTACAGCTTTTATATTAGCTTTTACTGATACAGCTTCATGATCTTCAATAGCAACTACATAGTTATAAGATGTCTGAGCTTGATCTAAAGTAACTGTTGGAACAGTATCACCAACAGCCCAACCTTCTCCACCATGTAGTAATATAACCTGTCTGTTATATGAACACTTATAATTACTAGCATCAACACTTCCATCATCAGTAGCAGCACCTTGACCCTGCTGACCTAAAGCTGATATACGGAATATGAGATTCTTTTTTGAACCACTATCTACACTAAATGTTTGTGTACCTATACCTGGACAGTGACCGGTCCCATTACTTTCGTCTAAAGTATCAGAAGATATTTTAAGTCTAGTAGCTCTATTTATTGTAGTTGTAGTTTCATTACTATACACATTTAAAGCGTACTGTCTACCATTCTCTGTTCTTAGTAGATCTACATAAGCAAAGTGTGTATGTTCTCTAGCAGCTGTAGTACCTGTGGTACCTACAGTTTTAGTTCTATTGTTTAAGAAGGTAGTATCATTAATAGTTAATGCTTGTAAATCTTCTGTAGCTGTAGCACTACTAGGAGTTAAGTATCCTGTGATAGATGTGTGATCAGAGTTACCTCCACTATAAGTACTGTTATCTGTATGATACCATACATTCTTTTCAGCACCATCGTTGCAACTCCATATCCTAACCTTACCAGTACTATCTATTTGACCTATATAAGATCCTTCTGTTTCATCTCTATAATAATGAAACCAAGAACCATTAGAAGGTATAGATGAAGTACTATATTTATCTGTAGTTAATGGTGCAGTTCCTATACGTTTAGCTCCAGGTCTTTTGTATAGTCCTTCTATAGCATCAGGGACAGCATTAACTATATCTTTTACCTGACCTGGAAACTTCTTTAGATCTGGCTGTTGTGACATGCCAGCATAGTAAGTATCTATAGTCTGTGTTACTCCAGTCATTATCTTCCTAGTGTCCTCCAAGGTTGATATGCAGTATAAACTGAATCCTCTGGTAGACCAAACATAGTATGATTACCTTGGTTACATTCATACTCCATTACTGCAGCTCTAGATAAAGCTTCTTGTTGAGCTAGTAACTGAGCTAGTTGTGCATTACCTACTAATTGTGTAGCAGCTCTAACTGATGCTTTGTGTATTATATATCTTTTAAATATTTCAGGTAGATCTTCATAAGATAGTAGTTTTACTATATCTAATTTGATACCTCCAGAGTGATCAGAGAAATCGTCTGAGTGACTCTGCTTATCATAAAGGTATCCATTCCTTTTAACTACATCATGTGTTCTATCTATCCAACCATCTGTAGTATCCATCTTTAATATATCATCACCTATCTCTATCTTACCATTAGCATCTGGTGTATAGGTAACATGTTTCTCTGTATTAAAGTGCCAGCCTTCAGCTTGTAAATCTACGTTAGCATCTCTTAATAAATTATATATAAATCCTATCTCTGGATTGGTGAAGTTTAAAGAAGTTATCGGTGACTGACCAATAGCTCCCAAGATAGCATTTACAGCGGAGAGTTCGGTCTCGTTATCAATTGTCGTGGAAGCCATAAAAAATTTTGTAATAAAAAAGGGAGACCGAAGCCT